CATCATAAACTAAAGTATCGCCACGAATTTTTCTTATTTCTTTATTAATCATAAATCGAACATCATCATATATTCTTTCCATTTCATAGATTACTTCCTGTAAAGAAATACGATAACCATTTACTGTTGAAAATAACATTCCAGTGTAATCATAGTCAACATTATACTTTCCATTCTCATTCATTAATTGAATAAGATTTTTCTCCATACTTGCATTAGTATAAATGCTGGTATATATTTTTGATGCTGTCCAAAGAATTTCCCGATAATATTTTTCAATTTTATATTTTCCTGTTAGAACTTCATAATCAATTTTCTTCTTATTTTTAGAATAATATTCTTTACTTAATATTGTTCTATATGGTTCTTTTGAATTTTCATTAGTCGATATTTTTTCTACAACTTCTTCTAATCCTTTCCATTGAATTGTATATACTGGAAATGCAGGATGTCCATCAATTGTTTCAATATTATAACCTGAATTTTCTCCAGGATAAACTTCTTTTGATAGTTTTTTTAAATCTTCTTTTTGAGTATTTGTTAAACCAAATTCTTTAGAAGTAAGAATTTCATGTAGATACATATATCTAACTTCTCCAAGATAAGGAGAACGTTCTAAAAAAGGATCAAAAACACTTTCTTCATATAAAGCATACTTTGCTGGAATATATCGATAAGTATCTTTGCCATTAATATCTCGTTCATTTTTTCCAAACATTTCTGCTGCAATAGTAAGATCAACAAAATTTTGGTAGAATTGAACTTTTAATCTATCATTTTTAAGTTTATCTTGTAAAATAGTATTCATTACTATTTCATTAGCAAGTTTAAAATTATTAGCATTCCAATAAGATTTATCATTTCTATCAGGTATTTTAATACCTTCAAAAACATTATATCCTACTTGACGAGCTTTTTCAATAAATGGTTTTGCTAATGACATTCCTAACATGGTTTTGTATTTCTGCATTCTTTCATTTTGAGCATCTCTATTAATACTTGTTGCCGATGCTTCAATAGGAATTTTTAAAAATTCACCATGTAATTGTTTCATCTTAGATCTTCCAAGACGATATTTAATATATTTTGTTTTTGATTTTTTCCCGGTAGTTTTTATGATACTATCAATTTCAGCATCATTTATAATGCCATTATAAGCATTATACAACATCTCTAATCTTTCTCTACGCTTAGACTTCATATTCCATTTTGATGAAGCGTAGTCAAGTATATCTCGCACAGATTGACTATTTGAAGATAAGGAAAAATCTGTACTTGTTATATCAGGAAATGGCATACTTAAAGTTTTTCAAAAATATAAAAAAAAAAATTATAAAAACAAATTATTATAAAGTTTTCTGTTTATCATAATCTTTATCATCAATAAATTCTTTATCATAATTATTACCTGAAGTCCATCCACCTTGACCTTCAGTAACTTCTTTTTTTATTTTCTTTTTAAATGTTTTAGTTTGTGTTTCAATAAGAATTGCATTTCCTTTTTCATCAAATATCCATTCTGGAACATCGCCAGTTTTATCTATTTCTTCATTATTTTTTCTTGGCCTTGCTTTCATATCTTCTATACGCATTTTTGCTAAAGCAATAGCATCTACACTGTCCCAGTCTGTTCCTATACATTCTTCATCATATGCCAAACAATCGCGAATTAATAAAGGAAACATCCAATATTGTACATAATCAAGTATCATTGATTGAACAATACCAAGTATCATTGGTTTTGAATGAGAAGTCATTTTTGCCCCTATATTATGACTTTGCTCATTATTTGGTGAGTCAAATGATTTTGGTCTTGGAGATAAATATTTCGAACCTCCATTTTTTAAAAAATAATCAATAACAAAATCTTGTTCTGCACTACACATTGTATTTTTTACAAGATTATACCAGATAGATATTTTTAAACAAGTATCAAAAAATATTTCTTTTCTTTTTGGACGTCGATAATACAAACATACTGGATATTCGCCATCATGTATTCCTTCATTTATTAGATTAACTTTATTTCCTTGTCTTACAACAGCCATTGCGCCAAGTGAATTTCCACTTTGAGTTTGATCCTGATTATATCCATCAATACCTCCAATATCTAAATCTTTCATATCAATTCGCGGATATTGATAAACCCAAATTATTTCTCCTTCAGGATCATTTTTCTTTGCTGGTCTATGTTCAACTTGTAATGGTATTTTTCTTTTTTTTATTCCATCTTCATCAATTTCATATACATAATCAAGTATTACAGGAATATAATTTGATTCATTTCCTTCAATATTAAATAATTGAGCATATAACTTTTCATCATCAAAATTATTTGATCCCCCGGAAGTAAATGCTTCTTCAATAGTAAGTGGAAGAGCTTGATTATGTTCTTTTAATCTTTTTTTATTTGGTAACTTTGATAAATAAACTCTTTTTGCAAGTATTTGAATTTTAGCTGCTTCTATATCTTCACAACCAATTCTTTCGTGTGGTTCTAAATGTCTTAAATTAGGAATGGCATCTATTTTTTCTCCAGTATCTTTATCAGTATAATATTCATTAATATGATTACCATAAAAAGGATAATGTTTCCTATTTCCGGGAATCCAAAACCTTTCTAATCCAAAATTTTCTGCCTGGTCCCAAAATTCTTTGAATGCTTTACTATTTGATAAAATATTTCCTCCGGTGTTATGAGTTACAATTCCATTTGCGATATACGTATTTGTCGTTCCCGCTGTTAAGTTATATACTGGTCTGTTTCCAATAAACTCAATATTTATAATTCTTTCAAATCGTAATCCTTTTACTCCTTTTTTAACTCTTTTATTTCTAAATGGCATTCTATTGCTTATTGTAATAAGTTTTTCCTGTTTATAATTAATTGAAAATCTTATTTCCTGCGAAAATTTTACTATATCTTTTGCCCCACTTATATTCATCCTATAGCAATCATTTTTATCTTTTCTATCATCACTTATATTGCATTTAATTCTACTAATATTAGAATGAATTCCGATTTTCTGTAAAAGCAACTTAACTTCAAATAAAAGATTTGGTGACGATGCAGTAAGTGTTATTGTTTCAAGATTATTGCCATACTCATTAACATGACCATCTGTATCAAATAAACCGCCAAGCAATTCACATATATCATTCTTATTCCACGAATGAACATTTATTGGAAGTCGTTTATTTAATTTTACTTGACCATATATTCCATGAGTCCTAAGTTCTTTACATATTCCTTTAATTCTGGTTTCGCGATACTCTTTACCTTCTTTAGTTATATGAGATTTTTCAACTTTTATATCAAAATTTTTTTCAAGAACATTATTTATTTCAATATCGCAACTTGATAATCTAGGTGTTTTATCAAAACCATAACTTCCATCTCCAATTAGCCATCCTGTAAGTCGTGGCTCCCATACACTGTTATTTCCAAATAAAGGAACAGATTCTATCACGGCAACCTGATCATTTATTTTCAAATCTTTTGTTTCTACAAATTTTGTTGCTTTAATTTTAGATTTATGTGGACCTCGCATATATCCTTTATTGCTCCATAAAATAGGATGGTCTTCACTACATTCAAGAACTCTACCAGAAAATGTAGTTATACGATAACATGGTTTTTCTTTTGGCGGTTGCCAATAGGTAATTTTTTCTTTAGAAATTCCAGTTCCATTAAATCCAAGAATACCATTTTTCGGATTAACATCTTCAATATTTATAAGATTTCCAGCATTATCCCATACCTTTGTACCTGCACAAACACATCCGTAAATATACATCGTACCTATATTTTCATCGCCAAATTGTAAAGCAGGTTTTATTGAAGAAACAACTTCAGCAAGTAATTTATAATGTCCCGATTCTTCACATATCACGTCATGAAAATATTCACCTTCAAGTTTTGTTGCTTTATCATACATGGTTTCGAATGATATTCTACCACCATAACCATCATCAACAAATCCACCAATAGGATCTTTACGTTCATAACCTATATTATGACTTTTATCATTATCAACTAAAACATTTAATCTCATCTCATCAATAAAATGAGATTGAGCAAAACCAAATTTATTTTTTAACCCAAATGTATATGTTTCAATACCAGCAGTTACAGCTCCACGATATCCTTCAATGAATCGTAATCCATGACCTAATACTGTTGATGCATCTTCAGATAATCCTTTACGACGAGCTTTAGGTATAACAACTCCTAATTTTTTTCTCTCTTTTACCCAATCAATTAATCTAAAATATTCTAAATCTAAATCAACATACATTGGATACATTGGTCCTAATACACCATTTAATAATTGAAAATTTAAATAGAAATAATATCTTCCAGGGATAAATAATCCTGCTGTTGTATATCCATTTATACATCGGTCAAATTGTTCATCCCAAAATTCTTCATATAATCTGGTACCTATCACTTTTGGATTTAATTTTCCATTAGCAAACATTGGAATATTGCCAGCAACAGGATTTGGACAAAATCCTCGTTTCTTTATTATTGGAACATATGGTTGTTGAAATGCCATTATAGATTTTTTTGATATTCATTAAAAGCCTTCTGTTTTCTTTGCCAAACTTCTATTTGCGACAATTGTTTTTTTCCTTTTAATTCAATACTATCTTTTTCATCAATATCAATATCATGTTCATATTCATCAATCTTTTTTTGCATGAATGACATTGTAGCATCAATTTCTTTCATGCGAACAAAAGAAGTATTTTCTAATAATGATTCTTTATGTAATTTTAATATTTTTGTTTTATAAATATCTATGGTTTCTCGACGGATATCAAAGACTAAACCTTTATATCCTTCCATTCCTTTTAAGACTCTTTTAGTTTCCGGGTTATGTTTACTATCCCCAAAAACTTTTTTACGAGCCATTAGTTGACGTTCTTCATATGGTTTCTTTCTATATGGACTATCAATATAATCCATTACAAGAATAACATAAAGAACTTCTTCTTCTGTTAAACTACTTAATTCAGGAACTAATTTAATAGCCAGTGGATTAAGTATTACTTTAAATTCTCTATCTATTTGAAAAACTGTCATATAAAAAAAAATAAAGGTTCGGAATTAACCGAACCTAATTTACTGTTATTTCTGAATCTTATCAAAGTTCAGATAAAACTCATCTCCAGGATTAAATAATTCTGATGCAGGAACATCATTGGAAATTGTTATTGTCAAATTACCATTTGGAGTTGCTTTTGTGAAATCAGCATTTTCTCCTTCAGTTCCATAAATTGCATTCATTTCAACTACTTTAGAAAATTCGAAATGTGTTACATATTGTACTTTAAATTTTGCTTTTACCATTTTTTTTAGATTTAATATTAAACAATAGAAATATAAGATTTCTCATCAATACATTGTTCAAATATGTATTCTAACATATAAGAATGCCATTCTTGACTATTATAATCAGTTTCTAAATTACAATGTTTTGAAAGATGATAAACTACATGATTTGATTCATGAACGATTACATTTGTATCAAAATTATCAATAGTTACTACTATTCTTTGTGTAGATTGTAATTCTGCATCAGGAGTTGATATTAATGATACCACAGAATTATTAATTAATGCATCTTTATAATATTCAATACTTGCACCATATCGTTTATGAAATTTTTCTGGTAGTAAAGTTATATCATTACATACCCAAACATCAACATGAAATTTTGTTGGCAATAAAGGAATTTCCTTAAATAATATTTTACCATTCATCATCATCTGTATTTACTTCGACTTTCTCAAAACATTGATTTGGAGTTAATGAATAATTTGCAACTGCTTTTATAGATGGAAGAGGTTTTAATCCTAATTGATATTCCAACATTTTTTCTGCTTCTAATCGCATATAAGAAACTGGAATAATATGCATCTTCAAGTTCAAATCAATATACAAAATTGCCAACCTACCAATTTTTACTCCCCATGTTATCTGCATCATCAATGCGTAAATACTTAATTGTAATGAATAAGTAATATAATTACATTGTTCTAAATAATCAAATGGTGGAAGCATGTACCGATTATAATGTTTTAGTTCATTATTCTTTCTCGATATACTATCATATTGAATACCATTTGCTTCATTAGTTTTGTAATCATATATATCAATCAAAGGAGTCTTACTTTTTTGTCGTTGAACTGGTAAATCAGATGTTCCAGCAATCATATGTTGCATAGAATAAATTAATAATTCCGGATAATATCGATATGAATCTTTTATTATCTCATGTAATTGTTTTGCTACTCCTGATAATTCAGGTTCACATCCTCCAGTTAATGCATATTTTTCAAGATTACCATGAATCCAATTTCCTCTTTTTTCTGCACTTAATCTTTTTGCTTCCCATTCATCAAGAATCCTTTTTTGTGCTACTTCAATAGATATCTTTAGTTCTTCAGACATCTTTTTTGCTATAACTCTTGAAATAGATTCTCTATCAAATTTTTGTTCAAAAGAATGAATAACTTTTGTAACACTTTTTAATTCCTCGTTCGCTTTATTGAAGTATTGATGAGTATCTTGGACAAAACGAACTGAATCATCTTTATCCAGAATTTTTACCATGCTTCTTCACTCTTATTGATTTCAGTACCTTCTCCTGTATTTTCCGAATATTCAAGATTACTTAAATCTTCAGGAATAGTTTCTACAGATTTTTCTCCAGAAATAACTGCTGCTGGTGGGCCAAATATATTTACTTTTTCAGGCTGTGGAACATATTCTTTAAATTCTTCTTCTAACAAAGACGATTCTTCTGGTTGTTCTTCTTCTTTTTCTTCTTCGATAATTTCTGCATGTTTTATTGATGATTTATCAATACCATTCTTACTTTGATGTAGAATAATATCGTCTTGATGATCTGGAAGTTCATTACTATCTGACATCATTATGATAGCTCCACGATCCATGAATCGTTGTTCTACTAATGCAGCAATTTCATCTTTACTTTTACTTGTAAGAACATCATCAGGTAAATCCTGTTTTCCAGATTCAATTGACAATTGATGAGTTAAAATATATTCACCAATACCTTTTGAAACTTTATTAAGAACTTCAATTGCTTCTTCAAAAAAACCGAAATCATCATCTTCATCGACAAATGGAGTTGTTAAATCAATAAATTTATCTTTGATAGATTCAATTTTCCCGGTAAGTAAAAATCCTGCAATAGAAGATTTAGCTCCTGTTACTTCAGTTTTATTCCAAAGTTCTTTTAATACAAGTTGAGCTTTTTTAGGTTCTGGTAATTCTAAAGGAAGAAGTGTATATGTTTCTTTGTCAAAATATTGATCATATACTGGAATCCAATGAGAGGTAAGATGAAGAAAATAATATTTAAGTTTTTTTACTTCGTTTATTAAATCTTCAGAGAGTGGAAGTTTGCGTTTTCTTTTTACATCATCAACAATTTGAAATTTACCTGATGATAGAAATTCTTTAGCGGTTACTTCTATTCCACCGCGACCGCCAGCGATAAGCTTAAATTTAATTATATCCATAATGATTATTAAGTTAAAATATTTTCAAAGATAAAAAAAATACAGATACTTATTCGTATCTGTATTTAATTTTTTAATGATGATCTACAAATCGAGGATTAGTTTTTGATTTTTCCAATTGTTCTTCTAATCCCTTGTTTTCTTTTTCAAGTTGTTCAATACGAGCATAGGCAGTTTCTAACTCTGCAAGATTTTCATTATAGGCATCGAAAATACTGCGTTCTTGTATTTCTCTATCAAAACCCACGGGTTCAAAAATTTCGCTTTCTTTTACATCTTCATTAGTAACAGGAGTTTCGTTTACTTCTGTTACACCTTCTTCTTGAATGAAAGGTTTTTCTTCAATTACATTTGTTTTCTTTGTCATTGTATCGATATTTAAAGTTTAACAATTAATCGGTTTTATTTTTTAGTTTTTAATTCTTGATATTTTTCTTCAAATTGTTTTTTTTGTATCCATGATGTTGTTCCATCATTATACTCAACTAAATATCCTTCAACAGTTGGATCTTCTTCTGGCGGAAGTTTTTCTTCTTTAAGTTCATTATAATCACCAAGATTCAAAGGTTTTGCTTTTATTTCTACAAAACCAACATAAAGTTTCATTTGTTCCATAAATTTGTTTTTTTGTTTTCTAATACCCAATTCAAAAAATCATCAAAATCTTCAACTGGTCTATGCATGTATATTTTGCTATATGAAGAATAATGATATCCAGTATATTCATAAAAATTATCAGGATTGATATCATTACACCAATCTTTTTCCCAATAGTTTACAAGTTTACCTCTTTTAAAACTTATTGAACAAACAGTATAGTACTTGATTATTCTTGTTTCTGTGCCTACAAATATATTATTATCATGCCTTGATATAACATATTCATAACCTACAAAAACACTATCATTATAACAATCTTTTTTATATTCCGAAAAATATTTAGTGAGTGTTATTGCATATTGATAATCGATAAAATTTTTATAAGAAATAAAATAATTCATTCCCGGTGGTTCACAATATGATGGAAAAGAATTCATAATCGTTTTTTGTCTATCAACAGATTTTATATGTTCTTGTCCATTAACTATTAACGAACAAAATAAAACTAAAATAAATAATATTGTTTTCATAATTATTATAATTTATTTCGATAATTTGTTATTTCATAAGATGATACAATAGTTTTATTAAATTCTTCTATCGACATCCATTTTCCTTTTACTAACACTTCTGTTGGACTTTCAGCATTAAATGTAATATTTGGTTCCGAATATTTTCCAACTTTACATTGAAAAGAAACTTTTAACGTGCAAAATTTATTCTTGGTTATTTTTGCCATCTATTAGAAAATTTAAATTTTTATTGTTATAATTTCCATACATAATAGTAGATTCATTACCTAATATTATATTCCATTTCATTTTTATTTCTTCTACTTTAACAAAATCTTTATTTTCTATAAGAATTATAATATCATTAGTTAATTCATCAATTCTTTTTTTTAGTTCTTTTTTTTTCATGATTTATCCATTTCTATTTTAAATGATAATTTCAATTCCTTATCTTCTTTTATCTGCATTCCTTTGAATTTTCCTACTCCAGATAAATTTTTACCAAATATCTTACTCAATTCATTTACAAACTGTAAATATAATTCAGGACTCAAAGTAACTTCTTTCACTTTATTTCCCATCATTTCACTTGTAAATCCTATTTCTTCAATCAACTTATATATCATAAACATATTTTTCCTTTCTTTAAAAATTCCGGGAAGATAATATTTCTATTATTAGGCCCTCCCCGGAACATTCTACCAAACCTCACTGTTTAATTTAATAATGTTAACAATCTTTCTTTTTCCTTCGAATATATTTTCCAATACTTCATTGCGAACATTTGCCACGAGAATTCATCTGCAAATACAATTACACTCACTATACCCATTTTTATCCCATATCTCTCTCTTATCGAACTTTCTGCTACCCTGAACTCTCCCGGTACATAATCCAATTCCATCGTATTATCAATATTTACTCCTATCTCATCTACTCTTCCATAACAATTGATAATTTTTAATATCCTCATACTCCTCATTTCCCACTCACTGAATTCTACTCCTCTTGCAGATATTGTCCTTAAGTTTCTTCGTAATTCTTCAGCTATACTCATCGTCTTTTCCATTTATATTTTTTTTGTTATTAAAAAATGCACATTTATAAACATGTAAACCCACTTCTGGATGAACGCAATTTCTTAGAACTTGAGTCGGAGAATGTGTATTAGAATAAATTATTCCTTCCATTTCAATTCCAAGCCATTTTTTAATTGCTTCAACTTCTCCAAGCGTGTTACGTTTAAACAGTTTATCAATTTTAGGAGCTTCAATTTTAGTAATATTAAAGTTTGCCCAAAATGCGTTGTGTCCTATGGTAGCTGTTGGTTTAATTAAAAAATCATAATAAGGAATTACATTTTCAATTACCCAGTACCCATCATAAAACTTTTCTAAAAATATCTTGTATTGGTAAAGTGTTAAATCAGGTAATTTAGGTAAGCATCTTATGCTATTTCTCGAATACCAGAATCTTGTTTTACTATTTGACTGGCAAGGTGGCGAAACCCAAATAAAGTCAAAGTCTCTAAAGTGTTTAAGTAAATATTCTTGAGCATCCCCAACAATAACAATATCATTTGGGTACATTTTCCTATAAGCGTTTGCAATTTTTTCATTATTTTCAACTGCTGTAACCTTACAGTTTTTCCAAAGTTTTCTATTACCTCCTAATCCAGCATATAAATTTAAAATTCTCATAAAAATCTTTATAAAAAATAAATTACTAATATTATCTTAAAAAAAAGATAATTTCTATCCTCATTCAAAATCATTCGCATCCCAGCCTATCTTATTCTCATTCATTTCCTCAATCATCTTTCTCTCATAAGCCACATCCCCCAACATCCTCTCTATATACCTACTGAAACTCTCCTTATTCCCCGTCCTCTTATTCGTCCTCGCTTCTTTCTCATGTCTCAACTTCAATAAATTAAAAACCTCTCCTTGTATTCGCACTCCATTCAATTGTATCTTCTCCGTTGCCATATCATTATTTTTATTTCTCCCACAAATATAATAATTTTATAAAAGTGAACTCAAAATATCTATTATTAATTATTAACAAAAGTGCGTTCATAAGTAAATCAGAATAAATATGAATGGGTGAGGTGATGTGTCAAGTTTCAGCGTTGGCGGCAATGAACGACGGTAGAGGGGGTATTGATATATGCTGAGGTGGGACCCTAAAAAATAAAAAAGTTATTTTATTCTTTGATGATGAATGAATCAGAAATTTTATTCGCTTTTGACCAGGCTTCAAAACGAATAAAGATTCTTGAGGCAGGATTAGATGTTAACCCTTTCTTAACAGAGAAAGAGATAAGAGTCTTATTGCCTCAAGAGTTACGTAAAGAACATGAAGAATGTTGTAATGTTCTTGGTAATGCTCATAGTTGGGCTGAAGAACATCCTAACAGTTCTTTATATAGAAGATTATTCTTATAGAATATCTTCTATATTTTTTTTAAAAAGTTATTTTATTTTGAAATCAAATTTTATAGCTATGAAAAGGAAATCATTGGAAGAACTATTGTTCGAACAAAAAGTAAGAGAGTCGCATGTAAAGGCTCTTAGAAGATTAAAAATGTTGCCTGACCATGCACAAAACAAGTTCAGTAAACTTGAGTTGTATCATATGGTACGGTTACATCATAGTTGGTTTAGTACATCTAAACGTAGGCAATATGAAACGCAAACAGAAGAATGCGCAAATTGTGTGGGTTAAAGGCGCACGACGAGTAGTGATAATGTTTAATAAGCCAATGGCATTTTGTCGTTGGTTTATTAAACAGTTGCCGTATGGAGGAAAGTACAATGGAGGAAAAACTATTGCAGAATACGTGGAATAAGTTATTTTTGTTCTTAATAAATCTAATCACAATGAAAACAAACGTGGAAGTAAAAGAACTATCGAAGACAGAGAAAGTTCTCATCTTTGGTGGCATGATAGTGTCGTCAATAGCTATTGCTATAACACTATGCGTTATCTTTTAAGAGGACATCAGTCCTCTTTTTTCTTTTAAAAAGTTATTTTACTCTCAAACTAAAACTTAAAGCTATGAATATTTATATGATTACTTTTAAAAACAAATATTGGAGTATTAAAGATGGAGATACATACTTTGTTCAAGCATTAAATAAAAGAAATGCATTAAAATTAATTTATAAAGTTTCAATAAGTACTGAAAATCCAGATAATTCAATAGAAATAATAATTCTTGGAAAAAACACAAAGAAAAGAGAAGAAATTATTTTTATTGCTAATGAACCAGATTAAAGAGAGAACTACTCTCTTTTTTTTTCTTTTCCCTTCTCTCTTTCTTCTTCTCTCTTTTCAACAAGTTATTTTATTTTTTGATATCGTCCATAGAACTTTTAGGCAAGTTTGATTGGATACAATTGTTTAATTTAATAATTTATGCCTTATGAACACAATTAAAGATTTTTTCGCTCAGATGACCGTTGTTCCTAACGAGTTTCAGAATCTTCCAGAAGGTGAAAACAATGTCAGAATGGTTCGCTATCAAATTACCGATAGTAAAAAGAACTATGATGGTTCTGACAAGGATAAAACAACTCCCTGGGCTGATGTAACACCTCAGATTGCTATAACAGTGGTTAGCGCAACAAAAGGTATTTCCGGTGGATTAACACATCGTTTCAATGGTCTTGGTTTTACAAAGTTCGAAGAACTTACTCCATTACAACTTGAAAAAGGTCGCGTTCTTAGCAATAAGAAAGTTGCCAAGTATGAAAACCATGAAGGTTATGCATGTTACAAGAATGAACAAGGTCAACTCGTTCGTGAAGTATCTGCAAAACATTCTGAAAGTTGTAAGAACATTCTGAACCAGTTTGCTTCAAGCTTGCAAATTCCTGAAGGCACACCATTACTTGATGGTCTCGATGCAGCTGTTGAAAATGGCGTTGAATTCAAAATCACCGTCAAAGAAGAAATGTACGAAGGTAAAACTCAGTATCGTCTTACCAGTCCTCGTGCTATTAAATCAGCTGTTGCTGCATTTGAAGAATAGTATCAGTAAGTCTCCAGATTAACTTCTGGAGGCTTTTTTTTTGTTCTTAGAGCTGCATAAGTAATAAAGAAGAAGAAAAAAGAAAAGAAGTAAACGAATTGCCATTGTTCACACTCATCACTCTTTTTAACTTAGCCCCTGCCCCTGTATTACGCAAAACATTGTATATTGATATTATTTATCCTCTCCTTTGGATTAAGCAAAATATTGTATGCCATTTAAATTGATTTTAAGGTATATTTAAGATGCCTTAGTTGAAAGATGAACATTTGTACATTTTAATATACTATCGCTTAAAAGAGACATATAACAATCGCATTTATCAATAGCATTTCTTTTATCTTATTTATCCTGCATATATTAAAAGCGAAGCCCCATTATCGATCTCGTCAACATGGGGCTCTTTACAAAGGAATAAAAGGAAGTTCTTGAGTCAACAAATGTATATCTTTATTCTTTCCTTTCCTATTTTTCATATCATATTTTTTTAATGCCCCCCTCGCGCGTGCATTAGGAGTATTATACTCGCTTAGGATCGTTATTGATCTTTCTTTCTCTTTCTTATCATTATTTATCTTTCTTACCTGTATGACAGTGATAGCAAGGGAAGTAACCTTTCCTTGATATATAAGTATGATATAAGTATGTGAATATGAGTATGATGAAATGATGATAGATAAAAGTTAAGGTAAAAGAGGAAATAAAATGATATTGAAAGAGTAATGATATTAGATTATTGAATAAAGGAATAAAAAGGGATAAATATATTTTGTAGAAATAGAGTTTAAAATATAATTAATGATGCAGAATTTTTTTTGATTTTTTTATAAGAATATATATAAAGAAGCGGATGGTATCGGAAGGTGCGGAAAACCTCAAAAGCCATGTTAATAAATTACCATAGGTATGGTAGTAATAGTACATAAGTTGATAATGAGATAGTTAAGTGAAATGTTGGTAATAATGTTAATAAAAAAATACCAGATTATGGTATATTGAGTACAAGGATATGTTATTTTTGGGATAGATAAAATAACATTATGGAAACAAAGATGATGATAATAAAGAGAGATGAGTATTTTGAGCAGATAATAGATATTGATAAGTATTCAGAATTTCCTTCGGTGAGTATAAATCCGTTTAATATAGATTTGGGGGAAGTAATAAAAGAGAAGGAGGTAATAGGAGGATGTGAGATGTTGGCGGTGAAGGATTATTTTAATACAGATACAGGAGAGATAACGAAGGGAAGTAAGAAGGCATTGATAAGCTATAAGAAGAAAGAAGTAGATGATGAGCAATTCTTGAAGATATATTTGGATAGGTTTAAGGAGTTGTATGGATTATCGATGAGTGCGATAAAGGTATTTGGATATTTTATGATGCAAATGCAATTACCGGCGAATAAGAATAGGAGTATCATATATTTTAATTTGAAGGATTGTATGATGTTTTGTAAATATAAACAGCATAATATGGTTTATGATGGATTGGTGGAGTTGATAAGGAATAGATTTATAGCAAAGTGTAGTTCCCCGGAAAATCATTATTGGGTAGATTCGAGAACAGTGGCAAATGGAAACAGGAAGATCATTATTGTTAATGAGTATAATTTAAAAGATAAACAATTGGAAATAGGAGAATAATATGGCAACGATTAAATCATTTAAAACAGTTCTTGAATATGATGAAGGAACTATTGAATTTACATGTAATTATCAAGACTATTTAAAAAATAATCTTAAGTTTAGTGTAGATATTGAAACTAAAGAATTTGAAATTACTGATAATATAAGAATAGCTGCAAAAGAGATATTTAAAGCTATTCAACAATCAGATATGTATTTCATTAAACAAAATGAAAATATAGAAATAAAAGAATAGAATTTATCTTCTTTTTTGAACCAATTAAACTTAAAAATTATGAACCATGCATTTTTAAACAACAAAGAAATTACAGTATTTGAAAGCGATGAAGAAATAGTTGAATTCGCTGAAATGTTTGTCCAAAATAAAACAGAATTTAAATACAACGATGACGAAGATAGGTTTGAAATTGAACTTACTGGACAAAGCTTAATAATAGTTGAAGCCTCTGATATTAACGAAGATGGTAAGATTACAATTTTTGAATAATGAAATCAAATAAACATAAAACACATATGGTTTTTGATGAAACAGTAATGTGGTTTGGTAAATATAAGGGTATTAGATTAATAAATATTCCAGATGAATATTTTCAATATTTACTTGATAAAAACATTTCTTTTAGAGGAATTAAAAATTATAGTAAAAGAAGATTAAATATTTCATAAAATAATTAATAAAACAAATTAAATATTATGGATGCTGATTTTTATAGCGATTTTTGTATTGATTATTATACAGATAAAATTAGAAAAACTAATTATTCTATTTGGACAACTAAATCAGGAGAAAAGATTCTAATAAAAGATATGACTGATTCACATCTTTTAAATACTCTTAATATGCTTAATAGAAATACTAATAAGTATAATGTGAAATGGTTTGATGTTTTATCTATTGAAGCAAAAAGGAGAAATTTAATTACTCCGGAAAAATCAATCTATTTTGATTGTGATGCTACCGAATCTGATATTTATTAATAAATTAAAATCTAAATATATTTATTATGAAAACAACATATAATTTTTATGCTTCATTTTTTTCATTTTCTTCTAAAAATCTTGAAATAGGAGAATAGAATTTATCTTTCTTTTTGAACCAATTAAAATTAAAAATAATGAATAAAGCAATAATCAATAATAAAGAACTTTCAGACGATGAAAAAGTTGAATTATATATGTGTATATCTTATAGATTAGGAATAATTGAAACAGGAGATCCATGTATAAGAAATTCTGATGCTGAAAGAATGGATATTCCAATTAAACCATTATCTGTAGATCAAATGAAATTGATCATTATGTTGGAAGAAATAATGAATTTATTAATTAATTAAACTATATTTATTATGAATACAACATATAATTTTTATGATTCATTTTCTTCTACAAATCTTGAAATAGGAGAAATGATGGAAGCACAAATATCTGATAATATTGAAGTAATTATCAGAACACATAGTGGTTTTGTATCATTAACTAATCCAAGCCATGTTTGGAATTTAGATGCTAATTTAAAAGGAAGAAAACTACTTCCTGGAGAATCTATAACATTAACACAAGAATAAAAACATTAAACTCTCGTCCAATTGCAGGATAGATAAGTATCGATTTATTATCTATAGTTAATATTATTTTCCGTGAGAATCGGAAATTTATAGTGTGGTTTAATTCCACTTTATAGTTTAAGGATAGAACGAGATATTACATCAAGGTACAACCTTGCGAGAGTTTAATTTATAATTTATATTCTAAATTTAATTTAACAATTATATTATGAAAACGATAGAAAAATACGGAATAATCTATGAAATTATTGATTGGCAAGAAAATCAAGAAATCAATATGCCCGATAAAAATATTTATTTACAAGGTATTGTTGTAAAAACAGCATCAATTGTTTGTAAAAATTTATTTATTGAAGGTGGCCAAAGAGTTGAAGGTGATCAAATAGTTAAAGGCTATCAAAGAGTTGAAGGTGACCAAAGAGTTGAAGGCTATCAAATAGTTGAAGGCTACCAAATAGTTAAAGGCAACCAAATAGTTAAAGGCCACCAAAGAGTTGAAAGTGACCAAAGAGTTAAAGGCTATCAAAGAGTTGAAGGTGACCAAACAGTTGAAGGCTATCAAAGAGTTGAAGGTGACCAAAGAGTTGAAGGCTACCAAAGAGTTGAAGGTAACCAAAAAGTTGAAGGCTACCAAACAGTTAAAGGCAACCAAATAGTTAAAGGCTACCAAAGAGTTGAAGGTAACCAAAAAGTTGAAGGCTATCAAAGAGTTGAAGGTGACCAAACAGTTGAAG